TTGACAACTTGCGCGCAGAAATCGAAACACTCATGGAAGAGGAACAAGACTATTACGACAACATGCCTGAAAGTTTGCAAGAAAGCGAACGCGGACAAATAGCCGATGAGGCGATTGGCTTTCTTCAATCAGCAATCGACTGCTTTGATGACATCATTGACAATCTTTCGTCAGCGTCGGGGGATTAGTATGATCCACCTAACCATCCTCCACTTCCATTGCCTCGCCTGCGATCTCGCATCCGACAACGGCACAATCCAACTCGACAACTACCACGTCGCTCATTTCCGCTGCAATGGTTGCGGCAATGTCGACGTGCGCACGCAACGCCTAACCGCTATCATCACAGATCCGAACTTTCGGGTCCTTCCCGTTCAATTGATTAAGGAGCGTTTTCAATGAGTGACATTCCCAAACTCTCACCCGAAGAACGCCAACGTCTTTTCACCTGTTATGTTGCAATGAAAGAAAATATCAAAGACGTGGCAGCCATTAATAGAATAATGCGCCACCGCGACAATCGCATATTTGCGGCGGAACAGCAGTTAGACAACGCGGTTTACAATCTCGAACTATACCTAGGCTTGCGCGACGATGACTAACCTCACCCAAGCCGAATTCGGCCTAGCCTGCATCATAGCTGGCTTGCTTCTCCTGGCAATCCGCCATTGGCGAATTGTCTTCGCCCTTCTCTTGCTCTGGATATGGATAGATCGATGAAACACAAATTACATTCATGCAATGTCGAACGCTGCTTTATCTGCGATGGTGGATTAGCATTGTGCCAAATATGCGGCGGTGGCGAAGCATCGCTTCCGACGGATTGTCCTGGCTATCGAATGACCTACGACAGAAAAGATTTGATCGTGAATGGACAAATCGATTTCATCAACGGGAAATGGCAGGTCTTGAAACCGATATCAGAATTAAAGAAATGACCATCCCCGAAAACTTCCACCCGATTACCGCCCACGCCGCCATCGGCGAAAAGATCGCATTGCGCGGCAAATGGAAACGCGTCATCAACTTTTGGCGCAATGGTCGTGATGTCGAGATCGTTTCCTATACCAACGATCATTGGTACGCGCGCAAGAGCGACGGTCATCGCATTCGACATGAATATTACGTGCGCGTCGGCGGGATCGTTATTTCGCCGCCCTATTACAACTATTTCACTCTGGAAAAGGTCTTGTGGAAATATGACAACGCTTAAGATCAAGACGACCGATCTCACAACTGCGCTCGCGGAAGTCCGCGCGGCGCAACTGACATTCACGGAACGCGAAGCCTTCTGGTATGTCGGCCCAATCCCCGACGCGATCAAGGAGGCCAATGCGTCGATTGACGGTAAGGTATTTTTCCGCGCCAAGCGCATCATGACCGTGGCGCGGGAGAACCTATGGCCGGTGCATCGCCCCTGGCTTATCCAAATGCTGCTCTGGCAAAAGGTAAAGGGCGGATCGGCCAAGACGGTCGTCATGGCGCTGAAATACACGTTGCTGGAAGAGAGCATGCGGCGCGGCGTGCCGTGGACGGTCGCCATGGACGCCCATACCGAGGCGCTTGCATTTCACGCCTACCAGGAGCATAAAGAAAAGACCCGCAGCTAGGGCATAGCGCGGGCCTTAAAGGTTGGGAGGGGGATCTCCTAACCACCACGAAAGAGGGTTATTCGTAATGGCTAAGAAAAAATCTACCTCAATTGACGCACAAAGTCAATTGAAGAATTCATTGCGCCGGTTGCATAAATTGGGCCTGTACGATCCGAAGCATCCGCGCCGCGCTCCGACACGCTATGCCAAGAGCATTGCCGCCAAGTACCAGGATGTATTGTCGGGCAAGGCAACGGCAATCAAAGTGCCGAAGAGCTACGCCAAGGAAGTCGCCGGGCAATACCGCACGCGCAGCGCCGGTAAAAAGGCGACTGTGGTCGTGCCGAAATCGGGCGGCGGCAAGGTGCGCTATTCCCGCAAAGAGAATACATTGGTCCGCGACATCGGCTCGTTTCATTTGACGCCGATCAAGGATCGCATGGTGCTGTTGCGTGGCAATTGGCCGAAACTGAAAAAGGGCGAGGCCGTCGCTGTGCGTATCGGCAACAATTACATCAGCTATTATTCATTGGACGAAGTGCGTGCCGCCATGGCCGAATACGATCCGAATAAAACGACGCTCTGGCAATATCCCTACATTATCAAGGTAAAGAAGTCGCGAGCCACGTAATACCGCCATGCGCGACCTCGCTCGCGATCTGATCGCGGCCTTTGAAGAACATATGAAGCGGATACCGGAAACGGTAGCACCCTACAGCAATTCCATTGCCGAACCGGAAAAAGCTCGCGCCAAGCGCCGTTACAAGCGCGAAAAGAAACGGCGATTGGAAGAGATCGCCGTTCTCGATTTCGAGACGGACCCATTCGACAACACCAAACCAGACGAGGACGTTTATCCGTTCCTTTGCGTGATCTATCGCAATGGTCACGACCCAATTGTCATTTGGGATGACGATCACGAGGCATTGCTGCTTAAGGTCATAACAACAATCGAGACGATGGAAGGCCGCTATACGATCTATGCCCATAATGGCGGGCGCTTCGATTACAAATATCTGCTGAAACATTTGCGCGGCGATATCAAGTTCAAGGGCAATTCGATCATGAAAGCCATGGTTGGCGAACATGAATTGCGCGATAGCCTACATATCCTACCAACCAAACTGGCCTCATTGCAGAAAGACGAATTCGATTATACGAAAATGCATCGCGACGTCAGGCACAAGCATCGCGACGAGATCATTCAATATTGCATCAACGACTGCAAATATGCGCTCGAATTCATCCTGCACTTTGTCGAGAAGCATGGTTTCAAGATCTCGATTGGGCAAGCCGCCTACGGACAGGTGAAAGAGCTTTATCCGCAAATCGAAAATCTCCGCGAGGGGCAGGACAATATCTTCCGGCAATTCTTCTTTGGCGGGCGCGTCGAGACATTCGAAGGCGTGTTGCATTACAAAGGACCGCTGAAATATATCGATCTCAATTCCGCCTATCCAGCCGTCATGGCCTATGTGAAACACCCAATCGGCAAGCATTGGGTGAAATCGACCGTCATCACCCGCGACACGCATTTTATCGAACTGAGTTGTTATTCGAGAGGCGCATTAATCTTGCGCGATGTTGGCGACGATGGCGCGCTTAGAACCCGCGCGCCACACGGCTATCACCGTTTCAATACGACCATTCATGAATATCGAGCGGCAATGGATTTGGGATTGCTTTCAGACGTGACCATTCACGCGACCCATAATTGCGCGCTATCGACGGCCTTCCCTGATTTCGTCATCCCGCGTTATGATGAGCGCCGCAAGATCACCACGCAAATGAAATTCGAACAGGAGGGTTCGGCGTCCTGGTCGCATATGAACAAAGATCAGACGATCATTAAATTTGAATTGAATAATGCCTATGGCAAGTTCGCACAAAACCCGAAACGGTTTTTCAGCACGTGGATTACCGAAGTCGGCAAGACACCAGATCCAATCGAAGCGGGTGACGGTTGGAAACTATCCTCGATCTCTGAAACCTACTGTCTATGGAGAAAACCAAATGAAGACTTCCGCTACAACAACGTGGCAACCGGCGCTTCGATTACCGGCGCTCAACGCGCGGTTCTGCTACGGGCCATTCACGCGGTGGAGCGCCCACTATATTGCGACACAGACAGCATCATTTGCGTCGATACCGGTCTTTTGGAAATGCACGACACCAAGCTTGGCGCGTGGAAAATCGAAGCCGAATTGGACGAACTTATCATCAACGGCAAGAAGCACTATGCCTATCACAACCCGACAAAGAAATTGAAAGAGGGGCAAACAGATCTCGACCGATGGACGGTGCGCTGCAAGGGCGCATCCGGTATCACGCTAGAGCAAGTGCGAGCCGTCAACCGCGCCGATTATATCGCAATCGGAGAGCGTGGCATTCTTGTCAAGCCGAAGGGGATCACTCTGTACAATGACGGGCGGCAAGAATATATTGGCCGCACCGTCAGACAGACGGCCATTTCTGAACGACAGGAAATCGAAAGGATAAGAGAAGATGGTTTCCCCCATTGGTCGCGCGATCCCACTATGGACGCGCCTATTTCCGAAATCGACAGGCCCACGCGGTCTTAATTTCACGTTTCCGCTGGCAAACCTGTTGACCTATTCATTGCAATTCCAGTTGACGACAACCGGTCTTGAAATGGTCAACGGCGTCTTCATTGACAATTCGGTCAACAGCCAGGGCTTTACGCTGCTCAATCCGACGACCGGACAGTTGGTATTCATTCCAGCGTTCTCGCAAGGGCGGCTTGCGCTATTGACTTCGCAATCGTCGGACAATGTGCAATTCGTCGGATCGTCATCGGGCGGCGTTGACGTGCCAGTCATGTTCACCAACACAGAACCGGTATCGGATCTTATTTGGGCAGTCATTCCGCCCGGCTCGACAGCAGGAACGGTCGTGGTCGCGGGGCAAGTGACGACATTGCCGCTTGCCGCATCGGTCACACCGCGCAACGCGACAATCGCAGTCGGCGGCACGAGTCAGATCCTTATGCCCGCCAATCTCGCCCGTCGCCGCCTGATCATCCAAAATCCCTATACACCAACAGGCGAAGGCATTGCATCGGCTGAACCGATCTATTTCCGCTATGGTGCCGTTGCTGGAATTGACGATGGCACATCGTTCGAGATCTATCCCGGTGCTGCTTATGACAGTTCCAATGGACCGGTCTATAATGGAGCGATTCAAGTCAATGCCGCTTCTACCGGCCACCGCATTATCGCAACGGAGTTTTAAGAACATGAAAAAGCTTTCATTCGCTTTAGCAGTGCTAATGGCGTTCGCAACAACGTCACAAGCGCAATTCACCCCGCCACCAGGACAACCGGGTTCCGGTACTGTGACGACAACCGGTCTAGCATTGCCGTCATCGGTATTCACCGTCACCGGTTCGCCGGTTATTACGGCGGGCACGCTCACGGGCACATTCAAGACGCAGACCGGCAATACATTCTTTGCCGCGCCGAACGGTTCTACCGGTGTTCCGACATTTCGTTCGTTAACTGGCGCTGATTTACCAGCGCCCGGTGCGTCGTCATTAGGCGGTGTGTTCTCAACATCTGCACCGTCAAATCAGTTCATGACCGGAATTGGGTTGACTGGCAATTTGATTTTCGCACAGCCGTCATTCGCCAATTTGTCCGGTAGCGCGACGACCGCGCAATTACCGATTGGGACAAGCGGTTCGACCGTTCCTCTTTTGAACGGCAACAATACCCATTCGGGTAATAATGCATTTACCGGAACGAATGCATTCACACACGCAAATGTCGCATCATCCGGCGCGGGTAGTCTGCAACTCGGCAATCAGACGGTTGTCGCTGGCAGTAAGATGAAAATCGATAACTATTGGACGGATGGTGTAAACGACGCGGCCAATGAAGGCGGCATATGGCCTACATCGACTTACGCCGCCAATGCGATTTCGCGAACCGTCGATGCGACGACCGTAACGGGGCAGGGAAGTGGCAATCTTAATAACGGACCTCTTTCCGGTCAATTCGTTACAATGTTCAATAATGGTGCAACTGCCGATGTCGTTCCTCATTTGGGCGATTGCATTAATCTCGTAAGCTCAACGCATTGTTTCGGAATGAATGCAATCGCGCGTTCGGCAACGGGAACATCGTCAACGCTAACGGGCGGCGAATTCGACGTCGAATTCGCAACTGGTTCCACGGATGCCGGTGGATCTATTGGCATTGTCGGAAATGTTTTCAACATCGCATCAAATGCGACCGGCATTCAGTTGGGCGGCGTTGGCGGCGGAACATGGGCAAATGGACTTGTTGGTTCGAATATTCGTGGAACTTATTTGACTGTGAGTTCAGCGAATACAACAGCGTCCGACACATTCATGAATACCACGACTGGATTATTCAATACCGCTGCTATCATGTTGGGAACTGGCCCATCGCAGGCGATAGCTTTCGGAAATTCATTTAGCAATGCGCCATATCTTTACGGCGATAGCGGCAAAAATCTTGAATTGTCGCTGAGTACCGCTGGCGGATTGTTTGTAATAAAAGATAATTCCGGCAATACGAAATTCACATTCGACCAATTTGGTCAGCAGACAAACGCAGCGATCAATGTCACCGCAGCGCAAGGTTTGCGTCTTTCGTTGTTCACGCCGCCAACGTCTAGCGCCGCGTGCACGACTGGCAACATTTCCGTTGACGCATCATTCGTGTATGTTTGCACTGCTACCAATACATGGAAGCGATCATCGTTAACATCGTTCTAACCGGAGAATATAAAATGTCCGCCGCTCACACCTACGCAATCAAGACAATCTTGCGGGCACTCGGAATGAACCCCGATGTGCTTGAAACCCAGGCGCTCGAATTGCAACGTCGCTTTCTCGAATTCGACGGAGAGCAGTTGACCGCCGCATTGCAGACGATGCTTGACTATCGTAAAAATCAGGAGCAAAACGAAAAGCGCATGCTGGCCATCATGGATCATTTGGGCATAAGCGACCCGATTGAGAATGATCCACCCACAAACCAAAGGGACCATTTCAATGGAACAGATCACATTCAATTCGACAATTGATCTTGCCGACCGAGTGACGGCGCTGGAAAGCGCATGCACGGCAATCGTCGCCGCTATCAACGCATTGCCGGATACGTCGGCGCTGAAAGATCAGCTCGACGCGTTCAAGACCGAAGTCGACGCTTTGTCCGGTCGCCTCGATAGCGACGAGAAGACGATTGCCGCAATGGGCGATACGCTCAAGACGCTTTCGCCGGATGCAGTCTCAGAAGTCGGCGGTGTCATTGCCGAGATCAAGACGGTGGTCAATGCCTTCCATAAGGAAGTCTATGGTGACGCCAATCCGAATATTCCGTTCCCGCCCGTCGCGACGCCGGAACCCAGTACAAACTAATCCCGCTTGTCCGATTAAGAATGCCGCGCTAGATTAGCGCGGCATTTTGCATTTCAACCGGAGAAACGATCATGAGCGAGCCGAAGGAAACCAGCGAGATCATTGCCGACGAAATCGGCGAAGTCATTGCCGACGCAATTGACAATGCAACGGATGAGATCGATACTGCACACGAAACCGCCGAACAATTGGCCCGTTCGGCAATGGAAACGGAATTGGGCCGTCGCCATCACGAACTTGAACGGAGATTTGACGAATGGCAAGAGCAACAGAACGACGCGAGCCAAGCGATAGCGGCCCTGTCCTTGGGAATGGAGCGATTGACGGGGCAGATGGAAGCATTACTGTCGACACAACAACCGTCCCCGACGCCGAACCTCCCCGTCGAGGCGGATGGCCAAAAGGAAAGCCTAGAGCCGGAAGAGCCAGCGGTAGTGGTGGAAGCGGCGGCAACGGAAGCGGAAATACCGCCCGCACCCGCACCACGGAAAAAGCGTCATCGCTGGATCTGAGCGGCATTGCCGGTGCATTGGCCGGTATTCACATGGGCATTGCCATGATGACGAAAATGGACCATTGGGCACTGGACGAACAGGAAGCCGATGCAATGGCAAAGTCGGTCGTCAATGTCGCCCGCCATTATCCGAAAGTCGCCAGTTCGCAAAAGCTGATTGACTGGACGATGTTGATCGGCGCGATTGGCATGGCCTATGTGCCACGCGTAATGATGACGCGCGAAGTCCTGGCGAAACGAAATCAACCGAGAACGGAGGATCAATATGCCGATCGTATGGCCGCTGCAACGTGACGCAACCGGATTTTATGGTGATCCCTATAAACCGGGTTTCGAGGCGGCGCATATCACTCGGATCACCCCGCCATTCCAGATGTTCTATGGATCGATCCTTGTCCGTCAAATTGCCGTCAACAAGAAATGCGCCGACGCGTTCATGGAATGGTTTGGCGATATCTGGAAGAATGCGGAGCAAAAGCAATTCGCCGTCAATGCATGGGGCATGTCGTCTTTTTCCGGTTCGTGGAACGTCCGACCGATGCGAACCGGCACGAGACCATCCATGCATGCATTCGGTTGCGCGATGGATTTCGATGCGGCGCGAAACGCCCAATACGATCACACACCAAATTTCGGTGTGCAATCGATCCACGACAATGTCGTTCTCCCGTTCAAGAAGCTAGGCGGTGTTTGGGGCGGCGATTGGCCGAACGCCACTGATGGCATGCATTTCCAGTTCGCCAGAGTGGCATAGGCCGCAACTTCCTATTCGGTAGTTGCGGCGATACACTAGCAGTTCGTTTCAATCTGTGGCATAGCGACCCTTTGATGAAAGGAAGCATGCCGATGACGCAAAAGGAAAAAGATATGAACATGACGCAAGTGCGCGTGCTTTTGCAGTACGTCGTCACCTATGCAATGGGCTACGTCGTCGCTAAAGGCTATCTTCCCCAGGATGTTGCGACGGAAGTCGGCGCTGCTATCGTCGCGGTTATTCCAGCACTTTATTCCACATGGAAATCGCGCGACGCCGGTAAGATCGAAACCGCAGCCAAAGTTGCCGGGGTGACCATCGTCGCGCCGAATGAAATCGCAACGGCAACGCCCGCAACGAATGTCGTATCGTCCGATACGCATTCCGTAACGGGAGCTTCGAAATGAAAACGATCCTGATCGCGCTTTCATTGGCTGTTGCCCTTTCGTCTTGCCAGACGGACGCGCAGGTTGCCAAGGTCAATGGTTATGTGCAGAAATATTGCGCGCAGTTGCAGGCGGCTTCCGACATTGCTACTTCGATGTCAAAGAAAACTCTTGTGACGAAAATCGACAAGGGCGTTGCTGCTTATTGCTCCGGTCCAATCGACAATGTTCCTACCGCGCTACTTGCTTTGGCGCAGATCTACAAGGCGGTAACCGATGCCGGAATTCCGGTGGCCTCGAACTGATCAACACGCCGTCATCATGGGGATGAACGGCAGCGGTAAATCCGTCTTTGCGGCGCACTTGGTTTCATGTGCGCCGCTTGATCGTATGCCCTATATCCTGATCGATTATAAGGATGAGGAATTGTTCAATCGCGTTGACCGCGCCAAGTACATCGATTTCAAGGACGTGCCGAAAGAACCCGGTTTCTATATCCTGAAAGCCCAACCGGATCTCGACGATGATAAGGTCAATGCCTTCCTCTATCGCCAGCTCGCAAAAGAAAAACGCGGATTGATCTACGATGAGGGTTATTCCATTCCGAAGGGCGCGCGCGAAACCATCTACATGCAGGGCCGCTCGAAACAGGTTCCGGTCATCACCCTGACGCAACGCCCGGTCAACATGACGCGTTATGCGTTTTCCGAAGCGAGCTATTACGCCATGTTTCGGTTGAACGACCGGCGCGATCTCGCGACCGTTCGCGAATTCACGCCCGCTTACGATCCGGTGTGGGCGGATCTCCATACCCGCTTGCCAAGTTACCACGCTCGATGGTATGACAGTAAACAAGATGCTTCATTCATCCTCAAACCGGCCCCCGATCCCGAAACGATCCTGGAACGGTTCGAGGACAAGCTCCATATCCGGCGAAAGGTTTACTGATGGAACGCGCCTATCTTAACGTTAATATCCCGAATATTATTTCGGTCGGGATTATCGCCGGTATCCTTTATCTTGGATATCTCGGTTTCAAGAAATATGTCATGAAGACGGCTTAAGGTGATTTCATGGATTGGATCATCAACACCGCGCTTCTCAGGAACCCCATGAATTGGTTCAGCATCGGCGTGATGCTGCTTCTGGTTCTGGTCACGTTCATTGCGATACGTTCGCATTGGGCGTCCGCTTCAACCGTCGCCGTCGATACGCCGGACAATCCGGGCGCGGCATATGCACCGGAGAAATAATCGATGACACAGCAGCTTTCCGCTGACCAGCTTGCCGCCATGAACGCGCAGAACCGCGCAGCTGTTCTTCAGACTTGCCCGCGCATTCGCCAGTTCCTCACCAGCGAAATCGTCGGCAACGTCACCAACGGTACGCCGATCACCCGCAACATTCCATTGCGCAACGTCGGCCTGACGACCAAGCTCTATATGTATATTTCCTTCACGCTGGCGCAGTCAGCGGCGGAAACGCTGACGTTGACGAACTTCGGTCCGTCCAACATTCTGTCCAATATCACTTTCGCCGACTATACCAATTACCAGCGTATCAATACGACCGGCTGGCATATGGATGCATTGGCGACGGCGCGCGCCAAAATGCCGTTCGCATCGGCCTATACGACATCGAACCCGGTCAAGACCGGCGCGAACTACAACGTCAAGTCCGCGCCCTCGACCGTGACCACGGCGCAGACCATCTACATGATGTACGAGATCCCGTTCGCCTATTCGGAGACCAATCTCCAGGGCGCGATCATGTCGCAGGTCATCAACGGCAACGCCTATTTCCAGTTCACGATCAATCCGAACCTGGTTGCGCCCACTGCCGGTAATCCGGTCCAGGCGGTCTATCAGTCCTCGACGGCGGCGACCGGCACGATCACCAATTTCCAGTACACGATAATGCAGGAATATTACGACCAGTTGCCGCAGAATTCGGCTGGCCAGTTCCTCATTCCGGCGCTGGATCTACAGTGGCTTTACGGTATCTACAATACCGACGTGTCTGGTATCGCGGTCAATTCCGACAATCCCTATTCGTTCATCAACTACCGTCAGTATCTCTCGACATTCGCGATTTACGACAATGCTGGTGTGCTGAACGCGGGAACGGACATCAACCGCTTCAAGCTGTTGTCGGCGAACATGCTGCCGCTGTTCGATTTCACACCGCCATTCCAGAAGCTTTTCGAACGAAAGATCATCGGCGACGACTTCCCGACTGGTTCCTACTACTTCGATTTCCGCGACAAGCCGATTTCGACAAACCAGAACGGCAACATGCAGCTGATTTTCAATCCGTCCGTGGTCACGTCTTCGGCGTCTGTGTTCCACCTCGGCCTCGAATATCTCGGCCAGCAGAACCAAGTCGCCCAGGCCGGGTCCGTTCTCGCGTAAGCGGGTCGTGTTGGGCATAATCCTGGTGGATTAGCCTGATGTGAGCGGCGGCTCACGACGCGCTAGGTTTCGCTCCGTTGCCTAGCGCGTCAATCTTTCAACGTTTCAAGAGGATGGTTTGATGTTTCAGGGTCTCAAGGATTGGTATAACCAGCCTTACAACAGTTCGATGACGACCACGCGCTGGTTCCTGTTCGTCGGGCTTCTCGTGCTGATATTCGCCGTTTGGCGGATCATCATCTATCATCTGCAGGAAGCCGCATAAGGAAACGCCGATGTCGCAATCCAACTACATAGCCGCCGCTATCGCGATTGCGTTTATCGTCTATATCACGGTCAAGGGATCGCTTCCGAAATATCTCGGGATCTTGACCGGTTCGGGCGGTTTCGGAACGGATACCGCCAGCGCCGGTAACACGCCGCAAAAGACCGCGAGCGCCGCCACCAATTCCGACACGAAATCTTCCGATACCGCGTCGAGTGCGGCAAGCACCGCCGACGCGGCGTCAACCGCCGCGACCGCTGCCAATGCGGTTGTCGGCGGCGACGCCGGGGCAATCCTCGACGGCGTTCACATGTTCGATCTAGCTGGCATGATGGGGGCGATGTAGATGGCCTTCGCTCTGATCGGGATTGGCTTGCTGCTGTTCATGGCGGCGTATCACAATAATGTCGCAGCACTCGGTTCGCAGATCTCTGCCGATGTTACCGGCTCGACCGGCTTCCTGATATGGGTCGTGGCGCTGTTGGTCATCGGCGCATTCGGCTATGTTCCGGTCTTGCGCGGCCCGTCGCGCTGGTTCCTGGTTTTGGTGCTGGTCGTGATCGTTCTCGGCAACAAGGGCTTTTTCCAGCAATTCACCCAAGCGCTTGGCGTTGCCGATCAGAGCGGAAGCACCGGTGATAGCAGCAACCCGCCGCAAGACAAACAGACGCCGCAAACACCGCAACCATCGCAGAACGCGACGAGCGGGGGAGGTTGACAATGAATTCTGCAGTCGGTCAATTCATCGGTCTCTTGACGATGATCATTGGCGTTGCCATAATTGCGGTTCTTGTGTCGAAACAGGCGCAGACATCGCAAGTCATGCAATCGTTCTTTTCCGGTATGAGCAACCTGTTGGCGGTCGTCGTTTCGCCGATCACCAACGCGAAAAGCTCGCTAGGCTCATAAGGAGGGCCGATCATGCATCCTATCATCGAAAGCATTACCACAATCCTGATTGCAATCGTCGGTGTTGCCATCATCGCCCTGATCATTTCGCCGAAGGCCAAGACGAGCCAAGTCATTCAGGCGGGCGCTTCCGGGTTCAGCAACTCGCTGGCAACCGCGATGACGCCGGTTACCGGCGAAAACGTCAAGATCGATACCAGCTATCCAAGCTCCGGTTTCGGAATGGAGAACTACTCGTTCGGGAGTTTTCAGTAAGCTCGAACCCGTTCAAGCGGAAAGGTTATAGTTATGGCACTCAAGGATCTGTTCGCGATCTTTCACCATGGCGCGAAGAACTATCCATTGACGCCACCCGGTTCGGGTGGAATTACACCGCGCATGGTTCAGCGTCCGCTGATAGACGCCGGTAATACCGGGCGTTACTATCTCGACGCATTCGCCGTCATGTTCGACAGTCCGGTGGGTGGCGGCACAATCCCGTTGCACAATCCGCCCGGCATTCCGCGTTTCAACGGCGGCGTCCGCGTTACGCCCTTTGCCGCGCCGATCCAGAGCGGCATGGGGTCCATTCCACAAATGCCTGGGACGTCTGGGCTTGTCCTCGGCTTTCGCGATACCGCGCTTTAAGGAGGCGATATGCACCGGTTCATGGAAATCTTTCGGGCGCATCCGTGGTGGATTGCCGGTGGCGTTGCAGTCCTTGTCGTCATCATCTGGTTCATGATGCGCGGCTCGTCATCGTCCGGGCAGATGGCAGTCTATTCGTCCGGCCCGACCGACGCACAGGTCCAGGGCGCTTATGCGTTGCAGGCGGCGCAGATCACCGCCAACTCAAACGTTGCGCAAGCGCAGCTCGCCAACGAAAAGGAAGCAATCGATACCAACGCCGCCGTGACGATCAACAGCCAGAACACCGGAGCTGCGACGACGATCAACGCGCAGAATACCGGCGCGGCAACTACGATTGCCTCGACCAACGCCAATGCTGCGACTTCGATCAATGCAACGAATGCTTCGGCGGCGGTGCAAATCAATCAGGCGAATGTTACCGGCGCGGTTCAAGCCAATCAATCGCAGATGGATACGTCCATTGCGCTTGCCAATATTCAGGCGGCTAGCTCGAAATATGCGACCGACATGGATACGTTCGTCAACACGGTCAAGTTGACCGGCCACGGTCCGAACCAGTTGATCAACATCGGCGGCAAGCTTGTGAATACCGGCAGCATCACCGGAACATATAACGGGTAAATGCTATGGTCTCCCTTTCGAAAATATTCGCAGGCGGAAAATCGACGCAGGTCAATAGCGCCTATGCCGGAAATTTTCAGGGGCTTGCCAACGATCTGACTGCCGAAGGCTATAAGATCACCGACATAGGCGGTTACAACTATCGCAATATCGCCGGAACCAATCGCCTTTCGAAACATTCTTTCGGCGAAGCGCTCGACATCAATCCGACTTCAAACCCCGTCACCTATGGCGGGACTGATGCTATGCAGACGGATATACCGAATGCAAGTTCGCTGGCGCAAAAGTGGGGATTGAAGTGGGGCGGCGACTTTAGCGGCTCGAAGCGCGATCCGATGCATTTCGAGGTGACAGACAGTACTACGCCGATGTCGAACGATAGTAGCGCGGCGACCGCTGAACCCTCGCAATATGTGTCGATTGACAAGAACTATCAGTTGACAGGCGGCGCGACCGGTGCTGGCGATATGACCGGGATCGATAGCAACGGCAATCAATCGTCGGACGCCGGTGCTTTGACGATGGGATCTGATTGGAAGGAACTTGTACTCGCAGACGCCAACGGCGACGGGCAAGTGACACAAGCCGAACTTGCCGCCTACAATGCAGCGCAGTCGGGCACAAAGACCATTGCTGGCGTCAAGGCGGCTGGCAAGGGTGATCCGTCGAGCGTTCCCGAGGCAATCGTCACGGCTGGCAACCAGCAGGCGCTAACTCAAGCCGACGCGTTGAAGGCGATTGCAGCCGGTGCTGCCGCGTCGAGCCAAGCGACCAATGCGACCTCGACCGGGCTTGTCGGACAGGCGCTATCGTGGGCCGGTGGACGCTTCCTGCAACTGTTCGTGTTCGTCCTGGCTTTGATTTTTATCGGGATCGGTCTTTATATCTTTGTGCCGAAATCGGAGTTGGGGATACCTACCGGCTAAATGTTCGTGCGCTGGCATTCGCCAAGGAGGGGATTAGTCCGCCGCAAGCATAGTAATCAGCGCATGAAAAACCCCGCCAGAATGAACTGGCGGGGTTTTCGCATTAGAGCTAAGGGAGGAAATTAGAGCTAAGGGAGGAAATTAGAGCTAAGGGAGGAAATTAGCCCTTCTGCTTGCCGGAACGGCTCACCGGGTCCGTGCCGTCGGCGACGACTTCCTTGCCCTCGATGTCACCGCCCGTCACCGCTACCTCGACAATCTCATAGACCTTATAGGCTTTCTTGCCGGTAGTCGAATTGAGATCTTGGGGGAAGTAAGAACGCATCAGGAAGGACTTGCCGACGAACGAGCCGTCCGGGTAGTTGCGGTTCAACTCGCCTTCCATGACCGTGTTGGCAATCAAGATCTTGCGCGAACCCTCGCGGATCTCGCCGTCAACGATCTCGTATTCGATCACGTCCATAACGCGGGCCGGTGCCATCTTCGGCTTGCCGCCGCGACCGGTGCCTTCCTGCACTTCGCTTTCACGAATGGGCGCTTCGATCTTGATGCAGAATGGAATATCATCCTTCTGTTGCAAGACGGTGCGCGTGACTTGCTTGACGACAGTCAGGCCCTTGGCATGCAAGAGATCCGAGATTGAGTTGGGGCGGGCGACGGTTGCGGGAACATTGGTGATTTCGCCGGTAGTCTGGTCTGTTTTTTCCATTTGGTTTTCTCCGTTGAGATTGGCGTTAGTGCCGGGGATTACAATAGGGATTTGAGTTGGTTAGTCAAGCCCATATGTAGGCGCACAGACAACGAATTAATTCGCTCATCGTCATATCGTTTTTCTTAGCATGTTCGGCGAATTTGGCGAATTCCTTTTCTGTCAAGAGGATCGTTACGCGGCGGTCGCGTTTGACTTCGGGTGATGGGAATGTGTCGCGTTTGCCGGTCATGATGGGATCTCCATATCATTTGGCATCCAGCAGCACGAGCAAAGATAACGTTCGACCCCATCGCTGCACCGATAACGACGAACTTCATTAGTGCATTTGCACTCGTTGGGTTCATGATTAACGAAAGGCAATTCGGTTTCCTCATCGTACCATGTTTCAGGTGCAACCAATCGACCTTTTCTATGACATTCACATTTCATGGAAGTTCCTTTCAGATGAGGAAAGCCATCGCGACGCCGAGTGCGAACGCGATGATGCAGAGGAAGGCGGATGCAAGCCAGCCGAGAAGACGGAGTTCGCGGCGGGTTTGTTCGTTGAGGAGGGTTTGATAGCGTTTGGAAATACCGAATGGATAGTCTGAACGTTCTTTGACAAACCAATCATCTAGAATGTCGCGCTGATATTTGATTTCGAAGTCAAGCAATTTCTTTGTATATCGACGCGGATCAATATCGGAGAAGTCGAATTTATGGCCGGCTTTGTGGAGGCGGGTCGCGTCGGCTATGAATTCATCGTCGGTCATGTTATATCTCCTTTTCCATGATGAGTTTGATTGACATGTAGTTCCATTCGATGACGTGTGCAACGCGCCATCCTTTAACACGTTGTTGATCAAGCATATCTTTTGTTTGATATTCGGCATCCTCGCCGGAACGTTCCCAAATGAAATATCCGTAACGAGGGAATGGACGCTTTTCTGATGTATCAGTGTTAGTCATGAGAGGTTTCCTATCAGATAGGCGAGAAGCACGAGTTCGATGCTTCCGACGATGAGGATGAGGGCGAG